GACACCGCCAAGGGCTTGTGGTGGTGTCTGTGGTACAACTGTGGTTTCTGTGGTAAAAACCACACTTTACACACCTTTTTGGCACTTGCATGACTGTGGTAACTGTGGTAAATTATAAGTAGGAGGTGCGATATGAAAGCGAGAATTTTCAATATTATGCAGTACGAAAAACACCCTGAGACGGGCGAAAAACTGATTGACGAGGATGTTATAAAAGTCGCATTGGCACATAAATCAATTAAACAATGGGCGTATATCGACCATGATGCGGACGTGTATTCGTTGAGGGATGAGGCAGACGATGAGACGGGCAGACGAAAAGCAGGGAATACAAAACCGAAACATTGGCACATTGTGTGCAGGTGCGACAATGCCGTTGAGGTTTCTACAATTGCCCGTTGGTTCAAAATTCCCGAGAATTTTGTAGATGTGCCAAAGGGGCAGGGCGCGTTTTTGGACTGCGTGGAATATCTGACACATGAACGCGAGGAACAGCAGGCGCTTGGCAAGCGTCTGTACGAAGACGAGCGTGTGCGAGCGAACTTCGATTTCCGTGAGGAACTCGAAGAACGCGCCGAGAAGCGTTTGAAATACGGGCGCGACACCGACCCAAAAACTGCCATGTGGTACGATGTCATGTTTAACGGGTTAACATTGAAGCAGGCGCTTGAGCGCGACCGTTGGGCGTATATGGAAATGTTGGAAAAACTCAAAAAAGCCCGCTTGGATTACATCTCACGTATGAATCCACCTGCTACGCGTATTAACTACTATGTCGAGGGAAAAGGCGGTGTCGGCAAGGGGCTTATCTCCCGCGCAATCGCGAGAAGCCTTTACCCGCAATATGATGACGATTACGACATTTTCTTTGAGGTCGGAGCGAAGGGCGCGCCGTTCGAAGGGTACGACGGACAGCCCGTCATTATCTGGAATGACCGCAGGGCGTATGACCTTTTGCAGGAATTGAACGGGCGCGGAAATGTGTTCAATGTGTTCGATTCGCACCCCACGAAACAGAGACAAAATATTAAATACGGTTCAATCAATTTGTGCAACGAAGTAAACATTGTAAATTCCGTACAGCCGTACGCGGAGTTCTTGGACGGATTGGCGGGCGAATACGAGGACAAGAACGGGAACAAGCGAGGCGTTGAGGACAAGGGGCAGAGTTACCGCCGATTTCCTTTCATGGTAATTGTTCACGAAGAAGATTTCGATTTTATGATTAACAAGGGATTTATCGTTGGCGAAAAAGCCGACTACACCGAATATTTGAAACATCGAAATATCTGCGCGAACTTCCGCCGTATCCATGAGGTGTGCGGACAGAACGAAAAACTTGCCAAGCAAATCGAGACGAAAGCCGTCAAAAAGATTACCGACACGCATAACGAAGTTCTCGATAACATGAGGACGGAGAAGATGTCCGAGGCGGACATCTTGGAACAGTTTAAGGACGTCGGGACGCCGAGAGAACCGACTTTCGGGGAATGGCTGGAAGATAATGATAAAAAAGAGTAGGCGGGTGCGCCTGCTTTTTTTGTGCAAAAAATGACGGTTATTCTTCTAAAATCCTATGGATTTTGGAAGAGTAAACGGGCATTTTGTTATAAAAAAACTTTTCATACATATTATATGTAGAAGATAGACGAAAGGAGAACAGACGAAATGAGACGACCGCGATGCGGATTTAACAAAAAGAAAGCCCGAGGCGTGAAGCGGGAAACCGTGACGGACGAACACGCAAAAAACAGGTCAACCACAAGATTCTGCGAACAAAAGTGGATATACATTTGATTTAACATTATAAGAAAAACTGTAAGGGAGCTGATATCATGAGCAGAGGAAAAAGACAGCTGTCTTTAATTGGGCAGGTAGATGCCCGATTAAACGGCATGTTGGCGCTGGGACAATCAAAACACCAAGCCAAGAAGGACGGGACGGCAAAGGATCATATCTATACTGGAAACACATTGGATAGATACAAAAAGGACTGTTGCCGTTTCGTGAATTGGGTAACGGAAGAAAAGCATTACGCCAAGAAATCGGCGCGCCTTGAAGATGTGAGGCGGTACGCCCCCGAGTACATTCATGCAATGATCAACGAGGGGAAGTCCGCCTATACGATACATTCGGCGGTTGCAGGACTTGCGAAATTGTACAGATGCAGTGCGCCCGATTTCGGCGTGGAACTGCCTCCAAGAAGAATGGATAACATCACAAGGAGCAGACGCGCGGACACGCAGAACGAGTATCATTTCAGCGAAAAGAACAATCAAGACTTCGTGGATTTCTGCCGTGGTACAGGTTTGCGCCGTCGCGAGGTGTCTCGTATTCGAGGCGATGCCTTGTTTTTTCGACATGGCAAGCCGTGGCTGATTGTGGACGAGGGGACGAAAGGCGGAAAGCCTCGTATGTGCCCGATTATCGGCGAACATACAGATAAGATTGTATCAATGCTACAATCTGCGGGGACGGGTAGAGTATTCGACAAAGTGCCGAAGCACGCCGACATTCATGGATACCGTCGAGAATATGCGACGGCTTTGTATCAGATGAATGCCAGGACATACGAAGAATGCCTGGCTTCTCCATTTTGGAACGCCGAGCACAAGAATGGCGCGGGGAAGCCGAAAGGCGGATACGATAAGAATAGCGTTTACCATTGTAGGGGTGCACGCAAGGGACAATGGATGGACAAGCAGGCAATGTTGACTGTTTCGCAGGCACTTGGGCATAATCGTATAAGTGTTGTTGGTGAGCATTACATAATATAAAAATACTCTAGCATGTTAGAGCGATTAGAAAGCGGTTTGAACGTGAGGGAGTGTTGTCAATAGAGGTCATGAGCATAAGGAGCGCAGGCGGTAGCGGAATGACCGACATTGACATAAGCGAGTGAACCGTACGCTTTCAGAAAGAAAAAAGGCAACTCCTTTTTTCCTGCTTGGTTCTTGGCGAAAGAACGATTGAGGGTCAAGGGGAATCATTCCCCTTGCAGGGTTTGGGACGGCGTCCCGAGCACAGTTCCCACACCCGAAAAGTGGGCAAAAAAGTTTTTTTCAAAAAACTGTGGTTTCTGTGTTTTTTGGCTATTTTGCAAGTTCTTAAATATTCGAAAAGCCTGTATTTATGCGGGTTTTCGCTAACGCGCGGACACCGCCAAGGGCTTGTGGTGGTGTCTGTGGTACAACTGTGGTTTCTGTGGTAAAAACCACACTTTACACACCTTTTTGGCACTTGCATGACTGTGGTAACTGTGGTAAATTATAAGTAGG